ATAATGTAAGCGCAATAAGCGCACCTAGTATTCTCAACGCTGCATCGGGAGACCTTCTCAGCTGCGAGATGTCCGTATCAATCCTAACGAGTTGGAGCTAAACATGTCCGAGTGGGAACAAGAAAACGCTGACTTCCTGAAGAAAATCGGGCAAGTAAGCACACCATCACCAAAGCCAGTAACTACTAAGAAAGACGAGGAATAATCTCATGGCTGTATTTCTAAATAACAAAGTCGGTGTGAAGATTAACTCTGTTGATCTTTCAGACCATGTCACAAGCATTACACTAAACCGCACATTTGACGAGCTAGAAGTAACAGCTATGGGCGATTCTTCACACAAGTTTGTTAAGGGCTTAGAAGCATCGACTGTAACAATCGACTTCCTAAATGACACAGCATCTGCAAATGTATTGGCAACACTTCAGGCAGCATGGGGAACCACAGTCACATGTGTATTCCTACAGGAAAAGGGAACAGCAGTCTCAGCGACTAACCCTCTTTACACTGTTTCATTGCTAGTCAATAACACTACAGACATCAATGGTGCTGTAGGCGATATGTCCACACAGTCAATCACATTTACTGCTAACTCAACAGTGGCAGTAGCAACAACAGGCACATTCTAAAAAACTAACAAAGGGGCAAACTCATGGCAAAACTAAAGATCGTTCGTACAGATGGAAGCGTACTAGAAGGCGAGATCACTCCAGCAGTGGAGTACTCATTTGAGCAGTACGCTAAAAAGGGCTTCCATAAGGCGTTTCGCGATGAAGAAAAACAGAGCGATGTCTATTGGTTAGCATGGGAAGTAACACGCAGGTCAGGTGAATCTGTTAAGCCTTTCGGGATGGATTTCATTGAGACACTTAAAAGTGTCGAGGTGCTTGATTCAGACCCTTTAGCTTAAAGCGAGATCTCCCGTTCACCTACTTAATCGCTCGCTTGAGCATTAGGTTAGGGATCTCGCCACAGCAGTTGTTGGATCTAGATAAGACCATGCTCGATGCATTAGTGCAAGGGCTCAAGGATGAAGCGAAAGAGGTGAGCGATGCCAACAGAGGTAAAGGGCGCAATCGCACTTCGTAAAGCCCTTAAAGAGTTTACCCCTGATCTTGCTAAAGAAACTCAAAAAGAAATTGCAGGAATCTTAAAACCTATTTCTTCTAAAGCAAAAGGTTTTATACCATCTAGCGCACCATTAAGCGGATGGGCTAAAAGTAATAACGGCGCATGGGGTAATCGAGTCTGGTCATCTTCTGAGGCTAAACGCGGCATTGGATACAAGACAACGCCATCTAAAGTTAATCGCTCTGGCTTTCGTTCATTGGCTAGTATATATAATGCTTCGGCTTCAGGATCTATTTATGAAACTGCTGGTCGATTAAATCCTCAAGGCAGACCACAAGCTGCATTAGCTAAAGTTGTAGCCCCCGGACACGCTAATTTTGGAAAAACAATTCGTTCGGGATCTAAGGGTGAATCTCTTAGCAATAACCCAAATGCAGGTCAGCAGTTCATTGATGCTATGAGTCGCACCTCACCTATTGTCAATGCTTATCAAAGACAACAGGGGCAAGCGGGTCGCGCCACTCGTAAAATGAAAGGTCGTGCGATCTTTCGTGCATGGGCTGAAGATGGCGGCAAAACTAATGCAGCAGTTATTAAAGCCATCGAAAAGTCTAAAGCAAAATTTGATGCAGCAGTGGGGGTTAAATAATGTCTCAGCCATCGGTCTTAATTAGTTTAGCAGCCGAATTTGTTGGCAAAAAAGCTTTCAAGCAAGCTGATACAGCCACAGAAAAGATGACCAAGAATGTCAAGAAATTAGCAGGAGCTTTAGGTTTAGCATTCAGCGGTCAGGCGATTCTTTCTTATGGAAAGAAAGCAATCAAGGCAGCAGCAGAAGATGAAAAGGCACAGAAACAATTAGCCCTAGCTCTTAAGAATGTTGGACTTGGTAGAGATGCAGCATCCTCTGAGGATTACATTCAGCGGCTACAAAGCGAGTTCGGCATTTTGGATGACAAGCTTCGTCCGGCTTATCAGACACTAGCGGTAGCGACACAGAATACTAGCGAAGCACAAAGACTTCTTAATCTTTCATTAGATATTGCGGCATCGACTGGCAAGGACTTGGGCTCAGTTACATCCGCCCTAAGTCGTGCATATTTAGGAAATAATACTGCACTATCTAAACTCGGTGTAGGTATCTCTAAAGCAGATCTAAAGGCTGGCAAATTTGAGGACATTATTGCTCAACTTGAAACCACATTTAAGGGAGCAGCAACACAGTCTGCTAATACTTTTCAAGGCTCAATCGATAAGTTAGCAGTTGCATCCGCTAATGCTTCTGAGATTATCGGTACAGGTTTAATCGATGCACTTAAAAATTTAGGCGATCAAGATTCAGTCGATAACCTAGCAACTGCAATGCAGAACACTGCTATTTACATTGCAGATGTTATTCGCGGTATTGGCATACTGGCTGGTCAATTAAACAAAATTCCGGGGTTCAAGAATGCAGGCATTGAAGATTATGTTCAACTTATCCCGATTCTTGGTTCATATCTTAGCCTTCTCGCTGAGGCTGGTCGGGTTCCAGCTGGCAGCGGTGTAGAGGCACAAGGTTTAGCAGATCTAGCCAGATTACAGGCTGAGTATGTCGTTAAGACTTTAGCGGCTAAAAAGAAGCTTACAGCAACCGAAATAGCAGCATTAAAGGCAGCAAGATTAAAACTGGCTATCGACAAGGCTAACCTTGCCCTCAACAAAGGCAACGAAGTCTTTGACATGGAGAAGATCCAGAATGCAGCAGCTCTACAGAATCAAGCAGAGCTGTTAGCCAGATCCACAACAGACACTCAAAGATTACAGATTGCCAATGACACGGCTCGACTAAACATTAAGAAGTCGATGTCAGATCTAGAAGATGCTATTGCTGCTAAAGATGAAGCAGCCATCACTGCTGCAACCAAGAGACTCAATGAAGATGTCAAAATCTTTAACGCACTGTCTGGTCAGAATGTAAAGCTTGCAGATATTAAATCAATTCTTGAAGGTCTTAAGCCAGCCGAGTTAATCGACCAAAAAAATCTAGATGAGGCATTGCGTAAGATCAAAGAGATGATGGACTTACTTGCTCAAGCCAATACAGCTAGCAAGGCAAAAGTACCGACAAGCGGATCACTAGGCTCTGGCATTCCAGCAGGAGATTTCATTGCGCCTATCTCAACAGCAGGCGGATCTATCGGGGCTATCCTAGAATATGCCGATGCAGCATCTGCTCGCGCTAATGCTTTCGCAGACTTGCTAGATATGCAGAATGCATCTGATCTACGAGATCTAATTGCCTATCAGTACTCAGTGGGAGATTTCGGTGGCTACAGCCCTAACATGAACAGTGGAGGCTCTAAAGCTCCAGTGGTAAATGTTTACGCAAATACCATCGCTAACCCTGACGAGCTCACTAACCTAATTCAAAACTCTTTGATTCAACTTAACCGCAGAGGTGACTCACTCGTACAGGCTGGCACTCTGTGACCAGACCAGTCATCAATGTAGTCATTGACTTCTCTACAGGGGCTTCATTCGGCTATCCATTTATCCTTGACTCATCGCTCCTAGATGGTGCAGATGTCCTTTCAGATAGCCCTGCAAGCCTCGTAGTGGATGTGTCTAACCTTCTTGACTCAGTACAGACTAACCGAGGCAGACAGATCTCAGCAGAAGTCTTTCAGACTGGCACAGCTTCAGTTCGCATCATTGACCAAAATGGTGACTTCAACCCACAGAATACTGCCAGCCCTTATTACACCTACTTGAGCCCTATGCGTAAGATAACTATTACTGCAACTTATGGCGGTACGACTTACCCAATCTTTGCTGGCTACATCACAGGCTATAACACTACGACCCCTAAGTTTGAGGGTGATCTTGTCTATACCACAGTCACGGCAGTCGATGGCTTTAGACTTTTCCAGAATGCACAATTCTTCGGTGTAGTCGATGCTGTTGCAGGTGAGACCACAGGCTCACGCATTAGTAAGATCCTTGACACTATCGGCTGGCCTTTAGCGCTTCGAGATGTCGATACAGGATTGACTACAGTTCAGGCAGATCCAGCCACACAGCGCACAGCCTTAGCAGCCTTGCAGACTGTTGCTACTACTGAGTATGGTGCTATCTACATGGATGCACAGGGTCGCTGCGCTTTCCAAGATCGCAATGTCACAGTCGGCACTATCGCAGGCGCTCCTATTGTCTTTAATGATAACGGCACAGGCATCGGATACTTCGATGTCAAGTGGGTCTTTGATGACACCCAGATCTATAACCTAGCAACTGTCACCCGCACAGGTGGCACAGTCCAGACCGTCAGCGATGCTGCCTCTATTGCTAAGTACTTTACTCACAGCTATAACCAATCAGGGCTTCTCATGCAGACCGATGCCGAGGCTCTGGATTATGCACAGGCTTTTATCGCATCTCGTAAAGAGACTTCAACCCGCGTGGATGAGCTAACACTAGATCTCCAGCAGGATAATTACACGGCTGGCACTGTTGCAGCTTTAACGATGGATTTCTTTACCCCTGTCAGTATCACTACGACCCAGCCTAATAGCACCACGCTATCTAAGACAGTGCAGGTCTTTAATGTTGCCCACTCAATCACACCTAACTCGTGGAAAGTGCGCTACGGCACAGCAGAGCCGATCATCGATGGTTTCATCCTTGACTCGTCTTTATACGGTATTCTAGACACTAGCGTTTTCAGTTACTAAGGAGCATCATGGCAACAGGTTTCCCATTTACTACAGGTCAGGTATTGGCAGCAAGCCAGATGAACGGACTCACATCCTTCACCATCGGCACAGCTAACACAGCAGACTACACAGCCATTAGTGCTGACCAGTATCAAGTGCTAGAGATCATGAACAAGGCAACAGCGATTGCCTTTAAGATCCCTACTAACGCATCTGTTGCTTTCCCTATTGGTACTGTGCTTACTGTGCTTAACATTGGCGTGGGAGTCTGCACGATCTCAGCTGTAACATCTGGCACTACTACAATCCTTTCAGGTGGTGCAGTAGCCGCAGCTCCTACCCTTGCTCAATATAAATCAGCCGCTTGCATTAAGACTGGCACAGATACATGGTATGTGGTGGGCGCAGTTGCTTAATACAATCACAGCAATTTTAGATGCTGGAGCAGGTGGTGGCGGTGGGGCTTATGAGTCCATCGCTACGGCAACACCTAGCGGATCATCATCGGTAACCTTTTCTAGTATTCCTAGCACTTATCAACATTTACAGATTAGAGTCAATGTTATAAATGCAAGCGTTACTCAGTACCTAATCCGTCCTAATAACGACACGACCAATGGCAACTACGCTTGCCACACACTTTACGGAGATGGCTCATCAGCTGGAGCAGGTGGTTCCACTGCATCTAACCCAATCATCGCGTGTAACTTGTCTAACCCATCTACGAGTTCACCACAGACCATGATCATTTC